TTGTGCGGCAATGATACCGATATACGCGACGCCAGCCACAGGCTGGTGATGGTGACTGCACATGCTACGAAGCTCACTACGCACAACCAACATACCCTCATATCTATCCTCACTGTCGTTGGGGAAAGCAGTACAATCTGGAGCAGCGTTGTACCTACCTTCCATGATTTCATTAAAGTACATCTTGGCAAGACGTCTTGCTGTACCTTTTGAATTAGGATCGTTTTCACGATCAATAAGCAAACGATCTAGTACTTGTTCAAATGCTGGGGTTGCTTCATCAATCAAACGTTCTAAATCACCATCGTGCAGATAATCACTAATGTTATCACCTGCCCAGAAACGCTTGCCTTCACGTTTCATTTTAAAGCGAATATGATCACCGAGATAGGCTTCTTGATATCCGCCATCGCCTGCCATTGCGTCCAGGCCTGTTTCTTTTCTAGCTGTCAATATAATTCTCCGAGTTTATGTCGTGGATGACATGTTAGTTATTTTAACATCTCTAATAGTTTATTACAACTAAAAAAGTTTTCTTTTAGTATATCTACCTGTTTATTTAGGCTAGGTATACGAGTTCTGTAATTTTCCATGTGTTCTATAATTGTTTTACAGATGTCCGGACGATACACAGTATATGCATCATAGCTTTCAGTCCATTTGCTGGGATACTTAAATGTATCCAATGCCATTTCACTGTAGCTGAGTCTATCCGGCACCATTGGAATAGCATCTACAATAGCACCTTCATACCAACTGATGCCCAGTGTTTCCTGTAAGTTGGCACTGAACACTAATTTGGCCTCACCTAGTAAATTGTGATATTCATTTTTGGTCAACTGTTGATCTTGACAAACAACAAATTCATATTGCGGTAACTGATGTTTTAGGTCACGGACAATTTCAACCTGCTTCTCAGGAGCAATACGATGAGGGAATAGTATAAGATCACGCTTGGGCATGTTCTTATACATTAATAATGTATCCTGCATATACTCCATGGGCCAACCTGTACGCACAAACTTAGGATACTCTCCGCTTAAGATTTCTTTAAGTTCTTCTTCGTACCAAGGATTTTCTACACTATGCCCGTTGTTTAATAATTCTCTATTAAACATTTCTATATGAAAGTTAGTAGCAAAGTAGTTGTGATCGAAAGCAGAAAAGAATGATTTCTCTGCATTACGCACCCAAGGCTTATTGCCAACCAGTCGGCCTAAAAAGTCTTGTGGATCATAGCTACCGGCATGCCAAAGTCCGTGTGTGACTACTGGTATGCCCAGCAACTCACTCATATACTTTAAGTTTATGATACCAGGATGCCAAGCGTCAGTAAACAAAAAATGATCGCCAGGCTTAATTGCTCCGGAGCAAAATAAACGACCCATCTGCTCCACTTGACTAGCCTTGTAGATATTAGTGCCGCCAAAGTTGAGAAATGCCCCAGGAGTGGTAGCACTAGGAATGTCCGTAGGACCTGATATAATGTTGACATTGTGTCCTGCCTTTCGTAAGAGTGCAGGTACATGAGTCTTCCATTGACCCGTGTACCTTGTCTCAACTGCTTCTAGATCAACGAGAAAAATTCTGCTCATTGCGGCGACCGTTATTGTCCCAACGAGGCTTGTTGCCTAAATATGGGCGTCTTGCTGGACGACGACTTGCCAGGTAAGACTGATAAGTTGTAGAATCTCTCTTATAGAGATCTGCAGGATTAAATGGTTGCAGTTCCAACCTGCACCAATCTAGATATGCATCTAGGTCATCAAAGATCCGAACAACGTCGGGGCGATTTTCGAAATAGGAATAATCCTTGTAATTCTTAGCCATAATAGCCTCTTTTAATATTTGATAAATGAACCATTTTCTCCGTCTTCGGAGACCTCAATCCAGATCTCACGACCCGGATACTTCAGTGCGATGATGTTGTGTAATTCATCACTCATCATCTCACAGCTCTTGTGATCGAGGCTCAGAACTGAACCTTGACCCATATACAACGCTTCAAGCCATCGCTTGAATTGGATGAATTCGATGTCCCTGTCATTGTGGAGCACAGAGATCCACACCCTGAAATGAAAGATGTGACGATGAGGATTGGCCAAAAACGAAACATCATATTCATCTCCTGTGGCTAGATTGGGATCTGTGGCAGCTGCTGGATAGCAGTGAATGCCTTCCTTGCGAAATGTGACCCAGATCATTTTATTAGGTCGTTGGTCTTGACGGATAATCATATTGACATTAATCCTTGGCAAAGAGTTTTGATTTCATCTCTAGTCATATGGAAATTATATACACTAGAATCTGTGACAGAGCCTTTGTCATTGAGACATTCTTGGATTATATCTACTGCCAACAGCCCTTTAGGACTCACCGATTCCCAGGATTCTACACGAATTTTGAATGCCGGGGTGTCTTTAACAGTAATATGTTTTACATTTAAACTGGAGTGTTTCATCTTAGTTGTTCCATTGTTATGATTTTTGATAATTCTTCACCGAGATCTTTGTCTTCTGTCACTACATAAAGACTATGCCGATTTTCATCTTTCTTTTGATCGTACTTGGTGGTTTCTACAATAGTGCCGCCGCTAGCACTATAAACTTGTAAGCGGAAACCTTGAGAATGGAGGTCAACACTTTCACAATCCTCAGCGTATACTAGCTCTCGCTCGTCATTGTCTTTCATTAGCCAGTTTCGAATTCGTTCTTTAATTGATAATTTCATAGTTGTTGTCTGAATTAGTCTTGCACGTTTGATTTGATTAGCACCTGTAATCCTAGGAATTCGTCTAGTGCTTCGTGTTGATGCTACTGCGTATCCACCGCTCATTTTATAATCTCGTCTTTGCCGTATTGATCCCAACTGGTAAACTTATTTCTATCTAGTAGGTCATGGAGATTATGACACCAGACTCCAGGATTAGTTGCCTTAAAATCTTTGTCGTCTATCTTTATAGTAGCATTATACCCTAACTGTTGTAAATATGGCAGTTTTACCGAAATTTGCGGAATGAACTGACGCTTTTCAACAAGACCACTTTCGAGCAGTCCTTCTATCTGTGCCACATCTAGATCCAGTGTACACCAAAGTTCATCATCTGCATCTAAGCAAACATAAATCATGTCTTCCCATAGACGCCACGATTCAGCATCGTTGACAGCAAGTTTAGGAAAACTTTGGTTAGCTCCAAAGTAAATATGTCGGCAGTTGTGATTTCGAGCCAGCTCTAAAATTACATAAGGATCATGTTCTCCTACCACAAACAGAGTCTTCATTCCGTAGGCAGGTGTGCGTTCGATTTCTACCCCTACAAAGAATGTAATAGTGTCTGAAACGCCAGATTCGTAATTTCTTTTCATCGTTGAAACCATTTCTTGATTAAATTAAACAAATTGAGATATCTATAATGATAACTGGTAATCATAGGAGGATGATGAGGACATCGGCCTTGTTGATAATCACATTGTGGACTGTATTCTTGATGGCACAATTCGCACTTCATTGTTCATATCCTTGTTGAATCAGCTTTTTTTCTTCTCGAGCTGCTCGATGAGTTTCGCACAGTGTTACGACCCAACCTTGGCCTTTAGTTTCTCCAGGATTGCCGCATTCTTCACAGGTGACTCCGCTCATACTTTCTGCCATACGTACCATACCACTAATCTCATCATCGCCACCTGTATAGTAGAAACGTAGTGTGCCAAACTTTTCTTTAACTTGATCCAATGTTACTTGTGGAATTGATTCGGGAACTTCCCTAAAGTCTCCAGCAACAATTTCACCCAGCTTCTTTTCTTTATATGCTTGATCAACTACACTTTCCATTCTTTTTTCAAACAGATCAAAGTTACCTGTCTTGGCCTGTGCAGCCATTTCATTATAATCCATTGCATACTGACGCTGTTTTTCTTTCCAATCAATGTGATGTTGGATATTGCTCATGAGCTGATCTAGTATATTGAACCAACCATTGCCACATTCAAACCCCCAACACATACAAGTTTCCTGCATGGGCTTGTTGCGATTAACCATCATCTTGGGATATTTCTCACACAACAGTTTGTCTAGTTCTTGTTTCATTACCAAGTACTCACATCAGTGATATCTATAGTGGTATCTTGATCTTTATCGTGATCTCCGAATAGATTAAACTTTACGGAAACCGTAGGACCAATACCGCTGGTATTAGTTTCTTCGAGAGTGAACCACTCCACTTCCTTGAAGTGATCCGCCATCTTGGCAAGTTTTTCAACCTGTGCGCGATTGAGACTGAAAGTGTGCGCTGTCATTGTGATGCCTGTGTGTGAAGTTGTTGTTTATGCTTTAGTATAGCAAGTTTATCTCGTAAGAGCAACCGTTGTTTCTTCAATTCTTCCAGTTTTAGGTCTTCAAACAGGCCTGTTCTTTCCAAAGTGTCAACTTGTTTATCCAAAGCACGATGCGCTTCTTCCAAATGTTTAATTCTTTGTTCATACATAAATTATGCTCCTTGAACGATACCTTCCAATGCACGTAGCTCATCATCATCTTGCTGATCGAATTCTTCTTCTTTGACCTTCTTGGCATCACCCCAATCAAACAGATCTTTGTTACCATAGGCAACAGGGCCACCTTGGAGTCGAGCACCTTCGAGGCTGGTTAAGAATTGATTGGCATTGTCGATCAATGCAAATGCTTCTGCTTTAGTTTTAGTATTGAATAATTCTTCAATGAATGTGGCAAAATAAAGGATCTTGCGGGGCACCCATTCGCTGAATTCAATTTCTTTCTTGCCTTCAACACCCCACATACGCCAGTCTGGCTTGTGTTTGGCACATTCAATATCCATCAATTGTTGAGCACGTTGTACAGCCTTGATATGACATTCAACATTATGTCCCATCATTAATGCATAGCTAAAACTATCCCAACTAGTTTTGCCTTCCTTGTTGATCTTATTAAGCATGCCGGGCTTGTACCAACAGATATCACCTACTGATAATCTGCTTCCAACTTCTGATTCGAATGGGAATGGGATGTCAAAATTCTGGCTAAGGGCTTTTGTATCTGGGGCTTTGTCCATAATAACACTCCAACGCTTGTTGGTGTGCTGGGCGTTGGTATAGACAAGTCCGTGTGCTGTTGCAATGAACGGCGAGGCGCAATCAAAAGAGATGGTAAAGTTTTCATTTATGTGCTTTTTAATTTCACGTTGAATTAATGTAAGATAACAAGACCAGTCAAGCTGTGCTGTACCCAAAAAGTGCATCCAGTCCTTGCCTTCTAAGAGACCTTCGTCTCTCAATGTTATCAACCTTTTTAGTGTAATGGGCATCTTGCACATATTAGCGCCACCCATGGCCCAACCTTCTGCTTCCTTGCCAGCATACTTGCCTTTGGGATCGCTGAACTCTACAACACCGCGATACCATTTTTCAGCAGTATCCCAGTCACCACCTTGTAATACGTTAAGCCATTTAGTCTGGCCTAGACGATTTTGCAAGAAGTAGTCGTTGTTAAAGCGTGTCTTTTCTAGACAGTCTTCAAATGTTTTCAACCCGGTCTTGGGACTATGAATATGATCACAGGCCCATGTCGGAACGTCCAGCATCATTGACCAGTCAGCAGTCAATTCCAACCACTCGAGAATCTTTTGACGAGTTTCGTTAGCACTTGCACCTTCAAAGTTTAACCAATCAAACTTAAGAACACCTTTACCAATCTGATATCCTCCTGAATCGCCTAAGATCATTGTGTTAGCACGATCTCGCTGTTGAATCATGGATTCTTGTGTCATGCTTTTATTTAGGTCTAACTGTGCGTGGCCCGCCGAATACAGGGCATACTTGTAGGTAAAGTAGCCTTGATCTGGATTTAGAAAGTTCATACCTTCAATACCACGATCGAATCCTTTAGGAATACGATCGTTTGGTACAAATTCTTCTAATCGTTGTTTGGCAACGTAGGTACTATAAAAAGAACTGATAGCAGGTAGGTATACTGCATAGTCTTTTTGTAACGGTGTTAGATTAATTGGTTCTTTCATATTTAGACCGACTGAGCAGGAATAATATATTTGTAAGTGGCAAGTCCGCTGTCGAGAGTGATCTGAATAGCACCTTCGTTTGACAGACTCATCTTTGTGTTATTGACATCTGCAATCTTTAGTATGCTCAAGATTGGCATAACTGGCCAAGTCCAACCACGATCAAGTTTGCCCACAACATTTTGCGCAAATATAAATTCACCTGCATGTGTTGATGCATCACCAAATGTAAATTTGAGATTTCCACCTTCGACCTTAGCAAGAAATGTTGGATTCTCGTTGTGCGCACCTGCCTGAAAGTTGAAACGTTGTACTGCGGCCACAGTGGGCTCTAGCTCTACATCCCACTTGACACCGCGGAATTTCACAGTCTTCATTTTTTCGTTGATGATTTCTGCATTCATAAAGCGATAGTCATTCTTAAAGTCACCATCTTTGTTTTCAAAGTGTAGGCCTGTGGGAATTGTTTCACCATTGCGTTCTGCTGTGGTTACAGAAATTTTGGCGTTTTCTTTGTATTCTGCACCTTCCAACAGATATTTCAACTTGTTTAGTTGAGGCATACCGAACACACCGATCATGTCTGGGTAGGGTGCAGCAGTTTCTGCTTCCATAATAACTGAACGGTCATCGGCCATAGAGTTGATTGTTGTGCCTTTGTCTGTGCCTGTGACCTTGACTGTGGTTAAAAAGCCGAGGTTCTGTGTGTGGCTAACAATGTCTTGTAGTATATCTTTCATTAAGAATTCTCCTGTATATTAAGATTATATTTAGATCTAGAGTAAAAAGCAACCGCTAAATCACTCAAAATCAAAAAGTTTACTGAATGTGTTGTCACTGCGAGTTGAACTGATGTCCCATTCCAAGACTCCAATCAAGTTTTCTAGCTTTTCATCGATAACTGCATTTTCCATTTCAGCATCGTTGAAAGGCAAGTCCTTAAACCATTGAGGCAGTCTAAGTTCATCTACGGGATAGGCCACAGATGTATAGCCCATCGGATTGTCTTTGACTTTACAGACAATAACTTTTGCACCGTCTGTAATACTCATACTATACTTGTCATCCATCATTCTTTTGAGCGTATTCCAATTAAGGCTTGCTCTAACATGACCAGGCATATTAGTCTTGCCAGCCTTCTTCTCTTTGTTGGCGTATTCTGTAATGTTGTTTGCACGTTTAGGTGATCCTTTCTCCCAACCGGGACGAGTTTTAAATTCAGTACGGAAATCAGTGATATACTCTAGCACATCTTCTTTAGTTCCGTTATTCAACACCTTGGTCAATACTTCACTCAAGAAGTCTTGAATCACCACAGGAGTATCACTGCGTTTAAGATCCAGACCCATGGCCTTGATCTTACCTGGCTTGCCGTCTATGTCTGCTCGCTTGCCTTCTTTGTCATAGTATAACACAGCATAACGTTTTTTAGTAATAAACAAGCCACGTGATGCAACAATCTCACGTCCAGCCTTGATAACTTCACCACGAGTCTTTGGACAATGGAATGCGTCTTGCATGAACTTGGGAAACGTTGAATTTACTTCCTCACCAATTGTGTCATATAGTTCAACGACACTTTCTTTAGTCCAAGGTAGAGCTCCTCGATCTATTTCTTTCTTAAGTGTGGTATAGGCTGAAAAATAACATGAGTCAGTGTCACCGTAAATGATGGCTTTACCAGTGTGATTATTTTCACCGGTGATGATTTCATTTACTTTTCCGGCCATGTGACGAGCAATAGCACGACCTGTTAGGGTGGTTGATTGTCCAATTCGATTATCAAAGAAACGGCAACCAGGATTAAGAATAGCACCATACAAACTGTTAAGATTAATCTTCTTGACCAACTGACGCTTGTCCCAGTATTCTTCCTCAATCTTGTTGCCTGCTGCAATACAGTCTTTGAGTTTGGCCTGCATGTCTTTGCGTTCAGCATACCAACGTTTGAGCAAGCCAGGAATAATACCTTCTTTTTCATAAGTAAAAATAGTACCGTTGGCACTGATCATCCACGGCTGATTGCTTTCGAAGATTAGATCATAGGCCTGAGCAGCACTCAGTGTATCTGTGCCACCGTCTTCCCAGTCAATGACAATTTCACGACCAACATTTCGTTCTAGTACGGCTGCATATTCTAATGAACCAAAGACCCCTTCCCATGCTGATGCAAATGATTTGCCTTTGGCGATCTCACCGTCAATAAACGCCTTGGTGCCATCTTGGCGCAGTTGTCCAACAATGGTTTCCGGGCCCATGTTTAAGGCACGAATTGCTGATGGATATAGACTGTTGATGTCTAAAGAGCCAATCCACTCGTGAATGCCTTTCTTGGGATAGGCAACATATGCACCAGCGGCTTGATTACTAAAGCCTTCTTCTCTAGATATTCTATTAGGAACAATCATTCCACGCTTGTGAGCCTCATTGATAATGGCCTGTTCAGTCACAGCAACAGCACCCATTGTGGTCTGTAGTAGCACAGTACATTCGTGTGCCAGTGTATTGGCAAGATCTAGGAACTTGAGTTTTTTATCTAACTTTTCCAACAGCATACAGTCTTGTCTGTTGTATTCGATGAATCTGCGGAAGTCATTGTTGTACAGTTGATCAAGTGTGCCTTCGTAGACAGTCTTGTTCTCACCTATCTCCATTTCTCCGATAGCATCTAGTCTATAGGTGTGGCGCTCTTCATAAGTGTACTTGCGATATAGTTCAAGACTGTCTAGGTGTACACGCCCAATAAGGTCATATGTGACAGCCGCCTTGCCATACTTCTCATACTCACGCTTCTTGGGAAACTGATCCCACAGGCAAAATCTGCGTGTGTCCTCTTTGCTTAGAACTTTGGTAACACGATTAACAGTATATGGAATATCAAAGCCTTCTGAATTCCACCCACTTAGTACGTCTGCATCTTGTATTAGATCTAAGAATGTATCTAACATATCTGCTTCGTTATCAAACAGCATGGTGTTGGGAAATTCTGCAACCTGTTTAGTTGCCTCTTCCATACTTAATGTCTTAGGAGGAATCGCCAAACACACCATAGTCTGCATCCATTGTAGGTAGACAGCAATGGCAGTGATTGGCATAAATGCATCTTCTGGCGATGCATAGCCACGTTCTGGATCGAAGTCTACCTCAATATCAAAAAACGCTACGTTAAGTTTAGGTGCGTCAACATTGATATAGTTGTCTTCTAGACAACGGTAAATGGGATTAATATCGCTTTCAAACAGTTTCTTGTTTGAATGGATTGCAAGTTCTTTACGATGTTCTTTGACATTTTTAGAACTTACTCTGGACAACGATTGTCCAAAAATACTTGTGAATTTACCCTTGGCGTCTGGATAATAAAAAACATGTCTTGCAGGATATTCTTTGTAATGCCGTTCGCCTTTATCATTGCGTTCAACAACATTGATGATATCCTGCTCTCTGTTATAGAAAGCGTCTACATAACTCAAATTATTCTCCTATGCAATTTAGGGCTTGCAAATACCAATTTGCGGTTTATGGCCACGCCTACCTTCTTACTTTATTTAATTAATTAGCATTCTTGTTAGGCCAACACTGTCAATACTGACTAGCAAGAGGTAGTTAGCCAGCATGCCAAATGATTTCCTAGTATAACTAGCCCAAGCATACATGGCACAACCAGAAATCCATATAGGATAAAGAGCAAGTAAAGGCGGGGTGGGGACGGTGACTGCCATAGTGATCGCACAGCCAATACTAATAGCCCAAGCAAGTAGCTCAATAACAAAGCGAAACTTATTAGACTTCCAGTCATCATGTATCCATTCTAGTGTGGGTCGAAACACATCATTTATCATTTATTCTTCTCAGTAGCTAACAAGTTTAACAGATTTTTAATTTTTGTCAAGTTTTTGTATTCCAATATATTGTCAGTCATGCTATTAACGCTGTCTAATATTCGCTTATGGTACACGGATTTGAGAGGAACAACATCCATCTTAACAAAGAACAAACTGGTTTCGGAATTTATTTTGGCAGTGGTTTGTGTCTCATATCTAAAATATAAATCGTCTAGGCCAACGGGTTCAATTTGTTTTTTGTTGTTAGGATGATTACTTAAATCAGGATTGGTGGTTATAGTCCAGACCCATCTGCGAAAACTTGTTTGTTCACACATTACCCTACTGATACCGGGACTGGCTTTTACCAACAGTTCACTATCTGCTACCGGTCTATGAATATCTTCTAGAGTCATACCTAATCGTTGTGATGGGATAAAGCCGCTGGGAAAGCAAAAACAAATAGCTGTTAGTTTGCCTTGATGCATGACAGCAACATCTTCCTCCAAGCGCAGTGCTAGATCTTGGATTTGATTAGAATATACACCGCAATATCTTGCAGCACGTTCAACGATAGATTCTGATCCTGCGATCTGACCAAATAAATCTGTGTTATACTTTGACAATTCTTCTTTTTTCTTTTGTATTATGTCTAGATCAGGAGAAGAAATAAAAACAGGTCCTGTATTACGTATCATATTAGGACCTGTAGTGTACGGTGTTTTTACAAAATCAATCTGCATGCCTAGTCAAAAAGTTAACCCGCATTTTCTTAGGGTGAAAATATTCATTGACTACCTGTTTTGCAACTTCAAGATCAAATTCTTTACAACTGAAAATATCAAAGTAGGCCGTGCCATCTAATTCCATAAAATGACCACTGATGTTGCTGGTTGTAATTAATTGCAAAAGACTATATCCCTGTTTAGGATCTCCGGGGAGAAGATATTCGATGATAGGTTCTCCGTGTGCAGTCATATCGATGCGTGCCACTAGGTCTTTTACGAACTTGTATATGTTATCACGATCTTTTACGGCAGCTATATCACAGCCGCTGCAATCTAATAATAAATGATATCCCCAGTAGCTCATTATTCAGGCAACCTCTTGGTGACACCTAGAATCATTTCAATGTCATTCCATTCTTGCTCGTGGTCTTTCCAATTGTCTTTATGTGCAATAGAAATCGCCTTGTTGATTACGCTGGGTTTAATTTGGAGTTCTTCAGCAACTGCTTTCACAGTTTCTTTAAGGCCCTCTTTGAGATCTTCTACTTCACGTAGCACGTTGCCGCCCTCGTTGATCAGTCTTTCAAGTTTTGCTTTTTCTTCGGGACCGTACATTCTAGTTGACATAATTTTCTCCTATAGAACTATTATATAGCCAACAAAAAAGCCGGTCAACTAAATTGCCGGCTTTTCAGTGCGATTGGTTAAATTACTTTTGGTCTTCGCTTAGTACATCGTACATTTCGAATACACCGCCCATGCGCTCGTACACCATGCCTGCATATACATCAGCTTTGATGCCCTCGCCAATTTTTTGTTTGGCCACACGTTGAGCCCATGCAAACAGTTCTTGATCGACTGCATCGATCTGTTGTTGTCCCCCACTCTCTTGAACAAGTTTGATCATGTCTTTGAATGACAGAATGTTTTCGACCGACTCTTTAACAGTCTTCTTTTTTCCAAAATATTTGGCCTGCTTATCGCTCATGCCTTTCTTGCCAGCTGGCTTGTCATCGCCTTTGTCAGCAACAGCTTTTTTCATCGGCTCTTTCTTGTCGCCATCTTTATCCATGTCTAAGAAGTCCGGCTTAGCGCCTTCGTCCATAATCTTGGCCATCTTCTTTTTCTTTTCTTCTTTTTTCTTCTTGGCTTCAGCTTTATCAGCTTCGCTTTCTTCTTTAGCTGCTTCCACCATCTTCATGAACTTACTTTTGAATTCTGGCTCAATGCTTTCCTTCTTGGTGTTATCGAATTTCTTACCACCTTCCATACCCCAAGTTCCGGTCTTAGACTTTTTCTGTTCTGGAGCACCTTTTTTCTCAGCAGCAGATTTAGACTTAGCACTTGACTTTGGTTCAGAGTGTTCTTCATCACTATATCGATCTGGATTTTCTTTATGCTTGGTTACACCTTTTGTAGAACGGTCAATAGTTCCACCAGTAGAAGATTTTTCTTCTTTGACTTTTTCATTTTTCTTTTCATCGTCCGCTTTTTTCTTAGCTTCAGCAACATATGTAGAACGTCCACTTAGTACACGTAATTGTGCATCTTCGTTTAGTTGAACAGCTTTTTCTAAAACTGGTGCAGCTGGTGTCTGTGGAGGAGCTTCCATGCTGTCTAATTTGCTAATAAGTGATTTAAAATCC